TAGGACTTACGCCTCCGACGCGAATAAGAGCCATACCAAGTATAGAAATATCTTGTAAACCAGTACCTGCCGCAGTAAATACTGTTTGAAAACCGATATCCATTTGTTGAGCTAAAAATGCCCAAGTAGGATTACCGCTACTATTGTCCCAAAATTCGAATTGAAGTGCATCACCATCAACAACGTTTTTATAAATTAAGACCATTTTACCATGTTGGAAGGCACCCTTATTTTCATCTTCATATTCCATTTCATGTTTCATAGCAAATTTTTTCAAAATTGCTTTACAGAATAAACGTCTACGTTCATACTCGGGCTGAGACAATGTGGTTATTACACCCATCTCAGTGGCCCATTCAGTAATGAAATTAAATTCAGTAGTTGCAGTTACACCTTTAGTTGCATATTTATCCATTAATTTTCCGTTACGAGTTCGACCGCCGATTTTACCAAAAAATCCACCAGAACTGCTATGTACAGCTCTTACACTACGACGCTGACGCTTACGAGGATTTTGATACTTTTTAGGAATAACGAATTGTGGCTTTCTTTTGTAACCTAATCTCAAATTACTTTTTGGAGTTATTTTCTTGTAGCCTTTTGACACATATTTTCCAACTCTTGACCTACGAGCTCTTCGACCACCGATAGTTTTAATTGGGGTTTTTCTAGGAGTATTCATTTAATTATTTTTTTTAAGAATGAAATAGTTTACCGGAAATATCCTTGTATACCTACAGCAGCAGCAGCTACTGATCTTTTAATACCTTTACCCCAATTTGCTTTAAAAAATTCTTCATCAGCTATTTTTTTATTCATCCCAAGAGCATATCTCCGATCATGTACCATTGCTGTACGATCGAAATCATCGATTGGACGGACCGAAGAAAAAGGAACACTTTTTCCATATCTACCTGCCGACCATCCAGGGCCGACATAATTACCATGGTAGCGAACAGTGAACATATTGCGACCATGTTTAATAGGAGCCATTTTATTTTATTTTTCATAAAGAGAGAGAGAGTACGAATCACTACAAATATTTTATTATTTGTTGAGCCGTGATCCGTCGCTTATGTAAGTAATACTAGCGACGGACCGGCTCTCTAATTATTTATGCCCCAGGCGGACTTCCTATTTTTTTTTTGTGAGCAAAATATGACTTTGGAAGCATTATTCGCATTGGTTGTCTGCTCCATTCAAAATAATGCGGAGCCTCACATCCCCCAGAAGGTGGGGGCCCCTTGTGTCCTGCATTATTTTTCATTCCCGCGGACGACAACAATGACTCATAAAGCTTCCGAAAGTCGAAGTTTAGCTCTCTTAGTTCGCTTATTGTTACTTTCGCCGCAGCGCGTTTTAATATTTGACAACAACCCACTTAAAGGCATCCTCTATATCAAGTTTATTATCTCTTATACCGCAGGTGCAGAGCCTACATTAGTTATTTATGCCGCGGGCGCTACCCCTTTATTGTGAAACAGGAGCTAGTGGCTGAGTAACCTTAAACAGGGTTAAGGGTGGCTGAGTAACCTAAAACAGAGCCAATATAAAAGGCTCAATCAGGATCACCAATTCTTCTTTTAAAAATATTTAATAATTCAATCAATGAAATGCCAAGAACTATCACCCAAGCAAGATATTGGATTCTCACAATTCCGGCTTCGAGTTGGTCGGCCCCAACGGTTCTCCCAAGTGGTGTTGTCTGGCTTCGTGGTCAGCAGGAGATTGGAGAGGGCACTGGATACGCCCATTGGCAACTCTTTGCAGCCTTCGACAAGAAGACAAGAACAGCTGGTGTTAAGACTCGTTTCACCAATGACACCCACTGTGAACCCAGCCGCAGTGAGGCAGCAGAGGCATACGTCTTCAAGGAGGATACAGCTGTCGCAGGTACCAGGTTTGAACTTGGCCAGAAGAAACTTAACCGCAACAATGAGACAGATTGGGCAAGAGTAAAGGAGCTAGCTAAGGGTGGAAAAGTTGATGAAATAGAACCTGACATTTTTGTCCGCTACTACAACAATCTTAAGTCCATTGCAAAAGACAACATGAAGAAGCCTGATGACTTGGACGATGTGTCTGGTATTTGGTTATATGGTCCTCCTGGTGTTGGCAAAAGTAGGAAAGCAAGGGCTGACTACCCTAACGCTTATTACAAGATGTGTAATAAGTGGTGGGATGGATACAAGTTGGAGGACAACGTTGTTATTGATGACTTGGACCTGAACCACAAAGTACTTGGACACCACTTGAAGATCTGGTCAGATAGATATAGTTATATTGCAGAGGCTAAGGGTGGAGCAATGCACATTCGTCCTAAGAAGATTGTGGTGACTAGCAACTATTCTATTGCAGAAATCTTCGAAGAACCAGCATTAAGGGCAGCAATTGAAAGAAGATTCACAGTTATTCATTGTCCAATAAATTTATTTTAAGTTCCAACAATTTTCTTGAAATAAGGTTGAGTATAAGTTGTTCTTTTCAATGAGATTTTAGCAGCTGTATTACAATTAACTTCGACTGCAATACGAATAGGAGAAGCTGCATCAACATTAATCATTTTTTCGATATAAAACTGTGTAAATCTTCCAATAGGGTTGACAGCAGAAACCTGGTTAGCAAGTGTACCGTAGAACTTATACATAAAAGTACAAGCACGACTAACATTATAACCTCTATTATATGTGCATACAAATGTTTTAATAGATCCAGGTTCAAGATGTAATTTAGTTTCACCGGTTGCATTTTTAATTCTTTTGTAAGAAGGAGGTTCTTGCATTGAATTTTGATTTACAATATTGGGAAAGACAGTTGAAGTTCCGTTTAATTGATTTACTGTAAATGGTACAACTGTAGTTGCAGCAGTTCCTTTATAGGCACTTTGATATACGGGAGTACATCCATGACCTTCGATAATTTTACCATAAATTGGAACATTATCTACAGCATCAGCATTATCATCACCATCCGCTGATGAACTGCGATTTTGAACTTTAATAGAACACTTTTCATAGAAATCGATTGTAGCCAATCTTAAATCCATTTCCAAATCAAGACCGAACATAGGACTTACGCCTCCGACGCGAATAAGAGCCATACCAAGTATAGAAATATCTTGTAAACCAGTACCTGCCGCAGTAAATACTGTTTGAAAACCGATATCCATTTGTTGAGCTAAAAATGC